AGCCGAGCAGACCTACGCAATGCAAACCTAAGAGGCGCAGACCTAAGCAGAACAAAACTCGACAAAAAGCATTTTGAAGAAGCAAACGGGCTTCCAATAATCAATGACAAGGTGAAAAAATGAAAACGTTTGAAGAGACGAAAGAAATCTTAACCAAAATATTAGGGCATGCTCCTATGATTGTAGATGGGAAATTTTACCTAAGCTACGCAGACCTACGCGGTGCATCCCTAATCTACACAAACCTACACGGCGCAAACCTAAGCCGCGCAAACCTAATCGGCGCAAACCTATTCGGCGCACACCTAAACTATACAGACATACGTGGTGCAGACCTAAGCAACGCAAGCCTAAGCGGCGCAGACCTAATCTACGCAGACTTACGCGGTGCAAACCTAATCGGCGCATACCTACACGGCGCAGACCTATGCGGAGCATACCTACGCGACGCAAACCTACGTGGTGCATACCTACACGGTGCAGACCTACGCGGTGCAGACTTACGCGGTGCAAACCTACGCAACGCAGACCTATTCGGCGCAAAAATAAGCGTAACAAAACTCGACAAAAAGCATTTTAAAGAAGCAATCGGGCTTCCAATAATCAATGACAAGGTGAAAAAATGGAAACGTTTGAAGAGACGCAAGAAATCTTAACCAAAATACTAGGACATGAGCCTAGGATTGTAGATTGGAAATTTTACCTACGCGGAGCAAACCTACGCGGAGCAAACCTACGCGGAGCAAACCTATGCGGTGCAGACCTACTCGGCGCAAACCTAAGCCACGCAAACCTACGCAACGCAGACCTAGGCGGTGCAGAACTACGCGAAGCAGACCTAAGCCACGCAAACCTAAGCGGTGCAAACCTAATCTACGCAAACCTAAGAGGCGCAGACCTACGCGGTGCATCCCTAATCTACACAAACCTACGAGCCGAGCCGAGCAGACCTACGCAATGCAAACCTAAGAGGCGCAGACCTAAGCAGAACAAAACTCGACAAAAAGCATTTTGAAGAAGCAAACGGGCTTCCAATAATCAACGACGAGGTGAAAAAATGAAAACGTTTGAAGAGACGCAAGAAATCTTAACCAAAATATTAGGGCATGCTCCTAGGATTGTAGATGGGAAATTTGACCTACTCGGCGCAAACCTACACGGTGCAGACCTAAGCGGCGCATACCTACACGGCGCAAACCTATTCGGCGCACACCTAAACTATACAGACCTACGTGGTGCAGACCTAAGCAACGCAAGCCTAAGCCGCGCAGACCTAATCTACGCAGACCTACGCGGTGCAAACCTAATCGGCGCATACCTACACGGCGCATACCTACTCGGCGCATACCTACGCGACGCAAACCTACGTGGTGCATACCTACACGGTGCAGACCTACGCGGTGCAGACTTACGCGGTGCAAACCTACGAGACGCAGACCTAAGCAACGCATACCTACGCGGAACAAAACTCGACAAAAAGCATTTTAAAGAAGCAATCGGGCTTCCAATAATCAATGACAAGGTGAAAAAATGAAAACGTTTGAAGAGACGAAAGAAATCTTAACCAAAATATTAGGGCATGAGCCAAAAATTGTAGATGGGAAATTTTACTTATGCGGAGCAAACCTACGCGGTGCAGACCTACGAAGCGCAAACCTACGCGGTGCAGACATACGCGGCGCAAACCTAAGCCACGCAAACCTAAGCGGTGCAAACCTAATCGGCGCAAACCTAATCGGCGCAAACCTAATCGGCGAAGACCTAAGCTACGCATACCTACGTCGCGCAGACCTATTCGGAGCAGACCTACGCGGAGCAGACCTAAGCGTTGCAGACCTAAGCGAGGCATGCCTATGCGTTATAGATCTACGCGGCGCAAACCTAAGCAACGCAGACCTATTCGGTGCAGACCTAAGCGACTCAAACCTAAGCAACGCAGCCCTACGCGGTGCATCCCTAATCTACACAAACCTACGAGGCGCAGACCTACGAGGTGCATACCTAAGTGGCATAGACCTACGCCGAGCAGACCTACGCAATGCAAACCTACTCGGCGCAAACCTAAGCAGAACAAAACTCGACAAAAAACATTTTAAAGAAGCAAACGGGCTTCCAATAATCAATGACGAGGTGAAAAAATGAAAACGTTTGAAGAGACGAAAGAAATCTTAACCAAAATATTAGGGCATGAGCCAAAAATTGTAGATGGGAAATTTTACCTAAGCAACGCAGACCTACGCGGTGCATCCCTAATCTACACAGACCTACGAGGCGCAGACCTACGAGACGCAGACCTAAGTAACGCAAACCTATGCGGTATATACCTAAGCCACGCAAACCTAAGCCGCGCATACCTAAGCAACGCAGACCTACGCGGTGCATGCCTAGTCGGTGCATGCATAGTCGGTGCAGACATACGAGGCGCAAACCTAAGCGGCGCAAACATAAGCGGCGCAGACCTACGTCGCGCAGACCTATTCGGCGCAGACCTACGCGGCGCAGACCTACGCGGAGCAGACCTACGCGTTGCAGACCTAAGCGACGCAGAACTACGCGAAGCAAACCTACGCGAAGCAGACCTAAGCGAGGCATACCTAAGTAACGCAAACCTACGCAACGCAGACCTAATCGATGCAAATCTATGTGGCGCAAACCTAAAACACGCAAACCTAAGCGAGGCAGACCTATGCGGCGCACACCTAAGCAACGCAAACCTAAGCTACGCATACCTACGCGGAACAAAACTCGACAAAAAGCATTTTGAAGAAGCAATCGGGCTTCCAATAATCAACGACGAGGTGAAAAAATGAAAACCTTTGAAGAGACGCAAGAAATCTTAACCAAAATATTAGGGCATGCTCCTAGGATTGTAGATGGGAAATTTTACCTATGCGGAGCAAACCTACGCGGTGCAGACCTACGAAGCGCAAACCTACGCGGTGCAGACCTATACTGCGCAAACCTAAGCCACGCAAACCTACGCAACGCAGACCTACACGGTGCAGACCTAAACGGCGCAGACCTACGCAACGCAGACCTACTCGGCGCAAACCTACTCCGCGCAGACCTACGCGACGCAGACCTAAACGGCGCAAACCTAAGCAACGCAAACCTATTCGGCGCACACCTAAACTATACAGACCTACGTGGTGCAGACCTAAGCAACGCAAGCCTAAGCGGCGCAGACCTAATCTACGCAGACCTACGCGGCGCAAACCTAAGCGGCGCATACCTAAACGGCGCATACCTACGCGGCGCATACCTACGCGGAACAAAACTCGACAAAAAGCATTTTGAAGAAGCAATCGGGCTTCCAATTATCAACGACGAGGTGAATCATGAAACAAGCGCTGACACGCATAAATAAAGTAGTGAATGACGGAAAAATAGTAGGTGATAAATCTAATATCTTCGGTAGAGGTATATCAATCAATGCATTAATCAAAGAGGACAAAGACAATGGACAGAACTAAATTTCTCGAAGAACGCCGCTCGGGCATTGGCGGTTCAGATGTAGCAAGCCTTGTGGCTGCTGAATTGCCAGAACTTGAGCTTACACCATTTAAAACACCGCTTGAGGTTTATTATTCAAAGGTGCTTGAGCCAGAAGATACAGAACCGACGATTGACCAGAGGCGTGGGATTAATGCAGAGTACTTGGTAACAGAGCTTTATTTAAGTAAAAATGCTACTAAAAATGAAACTTATTGTATTGTTGACCATTCACCGCTACTTAGAACACGTGATTTTATGCTTGCGCATCCAGATAAGATAATTGGGAGCTTTACTCCGCCATTAGAGACTTTTAATCCATTATTAGGTTGGCATATTTTAGAATGCAAAACAGTTCATCCCTCAAAAGCCGACCGGTGGAAAACCAAAGCCCCGCTTGAATATTGGCTGCAATGCATTCACTATGCTATTGTTTGCGATGCACCATTCGTTGACATCGCTGGCATGATAGGATTTGAGGGGCTATCGGGCGACGATGAATATTTTAAAATTTATCGGTATGAGCGCGATAAGAAACTTGAAAAAAGAATAATCGACATCGAAGAACGCTTTTGGGAAAAGCACGTACTAAAAAAGATACCACCGCCACCGATGAATAATGCTGATTACAATTTACTGCACGTCTCGCACAACAAGAAAAAAGCAATCATCGCAACGGCAGAAATTGACGAGGCTGTAAAAAAATATAGCTTTTTAGCAGCGGCAATCGAAAAATATAAAAAAGAAAAAGACGAGCAATCGCTACTTATAAAAAATTACATGGGCGACGCATATACCTTGCAAGACAACGAAGGTCAAAAGCTAGGCGTATGCTACAATAAGAATAATCCGCCAAAGCTAGACAAAGAAAAACTAAAGACTCTAATTTCAGAAGAAGACTACAACAGTCTTTTTGCAACTCCTACACAAATCACCATCTTTACTCCAACCAAGAGGACATAAATCATGACAAATATTACAGAAGTGACAAACACGTTAAAGGCTAACAGAAAAGCAATGATTTCGTTGCTAGAAACAGATTACGACGGGCGCAAATTATCTTTAGAAGAAAAAGAAGCACGCTGTAAGAACTTAAGCCGCGTATTAATAAATCAGCTTCAAATAAATCCAGAAGTTTTAAAAGCGTCGCCAGATTCAATTTATTTGGCTGCAATGGAAGGGGTTAGGAATAAACTAGAATTAGGGTACGATTTTCATCTTGTGGCTTACGGTAATGTGTGTAAATGTATGATGGATTATAAGGGCAAATTGACTCTTGCGAAACGTTCTAAACGCGTAACAAAAATTGATGTTCAGCTTGTTCATGAAAACGACGAATTTTGGTTACGTTTTGGAGAAGAACCGTATCATAAAATTTCAGGAAAATCCGCTTTTAATCGAGGAGAAATAATTGGGGTGTACGCCGTCGGCAAAGAGTTAGACGCAAGAGGGATAGAGCAAGTTTATGTTGATCCGATGTCTGTAGATGAGATAAATGATATTAGAAATCGCTACTCACAACAAAAGAACGGCACAGCATGGACAAATAGTTGGGGAGAAATGGCGAAGAAAACAGTCTTGCGAAGACTAACTAAACGCCTAGATAGAAGCATCAACGATCAATTCAGACTTACATCAAATCAAGATATGTGGCACGAAGATACTACTTTTGACAATGCAGAAGTAATCGAAGGAAAAACGGTTCAAGCTCCTGCAATGATAGAACAGCAAATAAACCCAACCGATCAGTTAAACGCGGCTTTTGACGCAAAAGAAAAAGAACCTGTTAAAGCAAAAAGCAAGAAAAAAGATGAAGTAGAAATACCGACAACCATCAGCGAGGAAGAGCAACTTGAAAAAGAAGAAGCATCAACGATCAATTCAGACTTACATCAAATCGAGATATGCTGCAATTATGGCGAAAGCAGAAACAAACAAACTTTTACTTAATAGAGTGGTAAATAAATTATGATTACATTTTTATATCTTTCAATCCTTTTTGGAAGCGTTTTTTTAGCGTATTGCATAGTATTAATAACAGAATTTATAGTAAGTTTTACTAGAAAGAAAAAAATGATGAGAGATTTTGAAAAGCAATCGAATTATATAGTTTCAGATAAAAAAGCTAAAAAAATTATCAAGAAATGTCCTTCATGGAAAGAACCTAGAAATTTTACAAATATTAAGACGCTATAGTTTAATGGTAAAACATGCTAGTTTTTCCTTAAAAATTTTTCTAGCAAGATTCTGGTTCGAATCCAGCTGGCGTCACTAATTTAATAGAGGGCGATCTATTCCTAAAATCGTTGAGCATGAAAAAACTCCCCTCTATTGGTTTATTATAAACTATTTTCAAAAAAATACTATGCCGCCGTAGCTTAAGAAAAGCGCGCGAGGATTAGCCCTTCTTGCGTGAGATTCAGGTTTAATTCCTGACGGCGGCACTTAAATTTTTTTGAAAAAACTTGGTTTATGTACAAAATAGATACAATTTAGGTCTAGTTATACCAATTTAAAAGCAGAGAAAGAGTTGATTGACGAGCTTAGGGAAATGTTATTTATATGTGTTTGTGAAAAAAATAAGCCTTGACATCGGGCGACGTCAAGACTTATACTTTACTTAGATACTAAAACCCTTGCAGTTTAACAGATAATATAAGGGTGTCAATACTTTTTTTTAAATATTTTATAAGCTAAATGCTGGTGGAATATGGAGCAAGCTAGTTACAATTATGGCAATAGGTGTGGGCATGTGCCAAACAGCCCGCGACTATACGTAAGGCCAGCATTTAAAAAGAAAACATACGATATTTTAACGGACGCGCAAAAAAATCTAGCAGAATATTATTCAGACCCAAAAAACTGGCTAAAAAACATCGAGGAAAGCCGTTTTGATGTTGATAAGGGTCATAGCATGGGTCAACAAAGAACGGAGTCGAGAGAGGCTGTGGCTGCCGTTACGGGCGTGATTTTAGACCACTTAGACCTCGATACCATGAACATCGTTCGATATAAACAAGGAACACCAAAAAATATGTCAATTTACGACATTGCCGAAAAAGCTGGAATTAATTACGATAGATGTTGGCGTGCGCTAATGGTGCTTCAAAATGCGTCTTATGTAACTAGTAAACAAGCACAAATTAAGGAAATCGCGCTGAAGCGAGTTAGCCTTACATTATTACATCATTTAGGAATATCTGCTCTGCGTGTACATCTATGCAGAGGAAAGAAGCATAAATCACTAGAAATGAAACGCGGCGAAACAGCCATCCAAAATAATCCACAGTTAAAAAAAGCCATGAAAAGTCTTAAAGAAGCTCTTTGTAAACCAATAAAAACACTTGAGCAAAAAGAGGAAGCAGAAAAAGAAAAACAACGTAAATATTTTTGCAAGTGCAGCAGAGAACTTTTCTTGAACCTAGAACCACAAATTAAGGCTGGAAAAATGTCGATTGGTGATATCAATAGAATATTGTATGAACGCGGCATTTACCATCCCGACCTACCAAAAGAAAAAGTCTTTGGAAAGACGTGAAAACAAGAAAATATAGAAATCCTAGAACAATCCTGCCTAAAAATACCCGCTGAACAAATTTTGTGCACAAAAAATGAAAGTCCGCCTGTATTGCGACCCACAGCAAGTCAATTTTTCTTAGCCTGTGGATAACTCTGTGGATAACTTTCAAAAAATAGACAAAAATAGGCCTGCATTCAAAAATAAGTGCGAATAGGAAATCAAATAAGTAGGGAGCAGCCCCTCTCTATTAATACTCTAATGTATTTTTTTGCTTTTATTTTTTAAAGAGGGTGGCGCGGTGGGAATAGTGCATAAATTTTGCATATTTGAGGAAATAATGAGCGTTCCGCTAAGCTTTAGAAATGACTTGAATTTATAGAAATGTAATGGGAGTCGTGCAAACGTCGCTGTTGTAAACATCACAATAATTACAAATGCTTGATAAAATGGATGTTTAATCGTTGCTTAAAATCTTGAGCATATTTGCGTTGTCATAAACGGTGGTTTATGACAACGATAATTAGGCAGGAGGACAAAACTATGTCTGAAGAAATCAAATGCGGAAAATTTGCGGCAGTTAAGCATTAAACATAATCAATCTCAAATAGCATTAGCAGCTTTATTAGATCAATTACACGGAAATTATTCGATTTCCCATATTCTATTTTTTTATATGCATCCCAAGAAATATCCAAAAAATCCGCTACTTCGTCTTGGCTGTACCCTAATTCTGTACGCTTTCTTTTTAATATCGACAAAAAACGAGGTAATTCTGTGTCGGTGGCTTCTAATATTTCTTTTTTACGCTTTAATGTAATTTTATGCTTAGCTTTGTGCGTCGGCTTATAGGGACTTGATTTTCTGTTCGATGGATTTTGCATTTTGTAGCTCCTCGTCTGACATAAAAAAAAAGGATAGCGGCAACTCAAAAAATTGCGCTGTCCGTATTAAGTGGGACATGTGCATAGCAGCACGCCCACGCTCAATTCGGCATAAGGAAAAACGGGTCATCCCCACAACTTCGCCAAGCTCACGTTGTGTTATTTTATACATCCTCCGCAAGTCTTTTATTCGATGACCAATCATCGTTTTTCGCTTAAATAGAGTCTCTTGGTCAATTTTTAAATTATTCATAATTTCTAAGACCGAGATACAGCTCGTTAACTATTTTTTGCGCATATTCGTCAAGATCGCCACCGATTTCTGCGGGGTCAAGCTTTTTATCTTTGTACTCCTGCTTAAACTCCCATATTTTATCGCGTACCTCTTGCGGCGTAAAACGATCATCGGAGAGGACGGCGACTGTTAAGCGTTCAATTATTTTTTCACGTATTAGTATTTTTAAAAACTTTAGCAGCTGGTAAGTCCCGCATTTCCAAAAAGGTAAATCACACAAAAAATAATTTTTGAATAATGCCTCACGTTCCTTTTCATTGATATACTCATAAAGCAAGTTATACAGTTTGTTGATTTTTTCGATATCGCTTTCGCTTACTGCGTAGTCAATAAATTCTTCAAAAAAATCATGTTCGGTTTTCATTTTTCCCTCCAGTCTTGTCAAGTTGTTCAATCTGATATTTCATTCGTTCAAGTTGTATCTTTTCTAAGAGAGGCTTATTGTCATTCAAAATATCATGTGCTAACTTAATAGTTTCACTGGCGTCACCATCCCACGTAAAAGGACATTCTTGAACGAAGCACGAAATAAAGAAAGTTCCAAATTTATGATAGACGGCGTTAATATCTTTCATTGCTTCTTCTGGCGTGAGGTTTGTGTTAAGGGTTGCAATACCGGCCATTCTAACCAAGCAAAAAATTTGACAGCACAAAGCCGAGAAATGCTTCAGACATTCTTCGTGCGTCCCTATATGATTGGAGAACGGCAATTTTTGCAGTCCTTTTATGTGCTCATCTTCCGCTAATAACGCGGCAAAAAGTTCTTTGATTTCAGTTTCGTTCTTCATTGTTCACCTCTTTCGATTTTGTATGTTTCATTTTCTTTTTCCTCATAAAATTTGTTCATTTCTATATATGCTTTTTGTCCTTCTTCGCAGCCCGCTTCATAGCCCGCTTCCCACGCAGTTTGCTGGGCTTCTATTTCTTTTGTGTTACTCATCTTTCACCTCGCTATATTTAAAATTTGCGTCAATTATTTCCCACGAGTGACCAATAAACTTTGCATCGTGCAGGTCTGCTGTATATAAGTGCGCGTCGTGTAGTTCAATTTTTCCGAAAATTCTTTCGTGGTTCTCTTTTGTCTCTTCAAATGTTTTTTTCATCGTTCACCTCTATATTTATATAACCCAAGTTAAAGTACCGTCACCGTTGTCCTCAAATTCGCGGCAGCAAAGTTGCACTGTATGACCCCCGTTTTTTTCTGAGAAAAGGTCGGCGTATCTTTTGGTTGCAAAAGTCTTTACGTGCCCTTGCTCGTCGGTAAAATACTTTAGCGACTCGTAGTTAATGTATGTTGGTTTTGTGTAACTCACCGCAAAAAATTTCATCATTTCGTCACCCGTCACCTCATGTTAAGAGTACATAGATAGCGACCATGATCACGCAGAGAGAAAATCCCCACGTGAAGCCGCTTGTGAAGCTAATTAAAGAGCGGTGAGATTTGTAAGTCATTTTCATTACTGTATACTCCATTTAAAAATTGTTTGATTTGATATTTGCGCCCTGCCATAAAAATTTCATTTAAGAAAAAATGTACTTCGAGCGCGCATTTTATCTTGTCGTCTTTAGTGGTCGGGTTAGATTCAACGTGTTTTTTTACAAGTTTCTGAAGTTCTTTGTATTTTTCAACGATGAATTTGCCCGTATAATCAATCTCTTTCTTGTCCATCTTTGTTTTCCTCTTCGTTTGTTCTGTTTGTTAGTAAAAAATGCCTTTCTTTTAGCGGCATCGCGGAGTCGTGCAAGATGTAATTTGCGTCGCAAATTTTATTTTGATACTCGTCTTCCGTTATTTCAATGTAATATTTGACCATTAGTTTATCCTCAATTTATAGCGGTTTTCGAGATTTTATTTTTTCAACGATTCCGAAAAGCATCTCTGCAATTTTTAAGCGATTTTCCGGTCGTGTAAGATCAAGACCATCTAAGTTTGTAGTGCTTAAATCCGCTGTCTGTAAGTTTGCAGTGCTTAAATCCGCTGTCTGTAAGTTTGCGTTGCGTTCCTCAAAATCTATTCTTTCAACTGTAAAGTTTTCGCTGTTTTTCATAATGCACCTCAATAGTTAAAGATTTGGCAGTGTGCCTCGTCGGTTTTTGTGTAGTCATTGTGTTGTCCCCCATAGTATGTGTTTCTTTTTATTGTTGATTTTATGTACATAAGTTCTTTTTGTGCTTTTCTCGATTTTCTTTTTTCGAATATTTTTGCTATTGTTTGCTTTTCTAAAAGCATTTTTGTATTGCGGTACGCTTTAAAAATCGTGAAAAACATCAAGTATCTTTCTGTGCTCGTTAATTTTTTTAACGCGCTTATTTCTTTGTCATCGTGTAAAAAATCCAAACAGATACTTTCTTCTCCGCCGCCATGTTTTACTAGCAAAAACATACAACCAAAGCGTTTTTCAACTAGTCTAAAGTAAAAAGCCCTGTAGCAGACGTTCCCTATCACGCGGCCCGGTTCTTCAAAAATTATGGTGTCGTTGAAGCGCACCGTCGGGAATTTCCAATTATCTGTAGTTTCGTTACATTTTAAATTTTCCATGATGTTGTCCCTCTTAATAAAAAATAAAATACACCCCCACGAGTGTGGGGAAAGATTTATCTTTTGGGTTAAAGTTTTATAGCCATTTTGCTTTTATATATTCTCTGAGTTCTTTTTCAAACTCGTCCCCGCGCCAAGCGTTATCGACATTGGTATTGTCTTGCAGCACAGCGCATTGCCCTTTTTTTTTGAAAATAGTCGCTGTCATTGGATATTCTGCATCGCATTCATCAATGTAAACAAATTTCACTACATGGAAACCTTCGCCTCCGATTCCGTTTCTGTGATATGCTTTTTCTTTCATCTTAAGTTTCATAAGTCAGTCCCTCTAAAAATTAATTAATAAAAAAGTAAAAAAAGCCTCTCTTGTTTTATCGCTGCATTTCCCACAAGCACCCCCACGAGTGTGGGGAAAGATGATGTTTACTCACTAGATGTCCACTCGCCGTAAAAACCAAAGTCGGCGTAGTCTGCTATCACTACGTCGTCATCACCAGCGCGCACACCGTACCACGGCAGCGTAGCGACTACCTCGTCGTCGTGCTCGATGTGTATGCTAGTCTGTGTATATGCTAGATGTGCCTCCGCATATGCTTTTGCTTGCTCGAGTGTGTCGCGCCACTCATTGCCAGCGCCTGTGCCAAAATTTACAAAATATGAATTTTCCATGATGTTGTCCCTCTTAATAAAAAATAAAATACACCCCCACACGAGTGTGGGGAAAGATGATGTTTACTTACTAGATGACTTTTGCATGCGGTCATAGTCTTGCGAGCCGACTATAAATGCAGTTTTGACGCACCAAGGGCTCTCCTTTTTTTCGATTTCTCGTAGTATCCCGTATTGATCACTATAGTCGCTGTCAGGCATAAGCTCATCGTCTAGCTCAGCTTTGCTGGTGCATATCTTATCGCTGATGTAGATGGGCTTTGCTGTACTATCTATCTCATCGTCGTCTTGATACTCTGCTGCGTAGTCTAAGTGCTGCTGCTCATAATAGTCGCCGTCAAGCTGCACCAGCTCTTTTCTTAGGTCTGCGAGCATCTGGCGTGCGTCGGCTTCTGTGTCCGCTGTCTGTAGCTTCTGCGAGCCGTTGACGATATCATAGCAATATAAAGTATAAGTATAAGTGATCATGATGTAGTCCTCTTTTAAAAATTTTATTACTAAAAAAGCTTGTGTATCAAGCTACGTGGGCATGTTGACATGAAACATCAACACAGTCAAGGCTAAAATCATAAGCCATTGGCTGGTTTTGACGGGTTGCGCTTTTTTTGTGCAGGTTTTTGTGTAAAAAACGCACTTTCTCGCTACAATACCAAAAAAATAACCACCTTTATCAACAAATTTGCCCAAAATGTATGCAGCCAAGGCATTTTCGGCAAATTAAAAACGTTAGCGCAAAAGAATGCTTCAAAAGGCTTGGCGCAAAAGCAATCTCATCGCGCAAAAAACAGGAATAAACAGCGAAATAAAATTACTCTCTGAAAACTCTTTAATATCAACAAAAGTGGGGAAATCAAAATGAATTGTTCGCCCAGCTCGGCGATCTGTGGTGCATAGTAGATAGAGCATGCGACTATGTGCTACAATATCCAGATATAAATTTCAGCGAGGTCAAAAAAATGAAATCGAAAAAACATCAGGGATTTAAAACAGTGCAATCCAAAATCGCGAGAAGGCTTAAGTCGCAACGCGTCTCAGACGAAAGCGCAAAAGAAAGAGCGGGCGCAATCTTAGCGGCATCGACGAGACGCGCATCAGCAAAAGCAAAGCGAGCGAACCCGAGACTCAAAAAAGTGCTGATGCCGAAGAAGCGTGGCATAAAGATAAAAGTCGCAGATACAGACACGGCAAGAGATGTAGCTTCGAAAGTCGGCAAATCTTTAAAAGCGGGGAGTAAAAAATGATGGGTACAAAATACTGGTACATGTTTTGCTATGACTTTAATGATACTGCATCTATAGCGGCTGACAAAAAAATGATCGTGGACGCTCTTGTCGATGATGAACCTGACTCAAGAAAGCACTATGCTGACTTGCTCAGTGATGCTGTATCTATACCATCTCGCAATGATTTCATTTTGTATATGGAGAAAACGCAACTCCGCTCCGACATTCTCTCTAAAACGAGGGCATATAAAATCTTTTCTGCGGATGATGACGGTGCTTTTGGCGGACGCTGGACAGAAGTTTACAGGTCATCAGATGCAGTCGAAAAGCTCAAGGCGGAAAAAGGTCTTTACGGACTGGCAGTGATACACAGCGAAGAAGAGCGACAAAATTTTTATAACTTGCGCGATGAAATTCATGATATCTGCGCACGCTCGCTGGAAAGTCTTGAGGCAACAATCAAACAAATCGATAAAGCACAGGTAAAAATTTGTGATTTCTATGAGCGTTTGAGGTAAAAAATGAGTTATGAAGAAAGAATCGAAGCATACAAAGAACGCTTCAAAAAGTGCAAGCAGCACGTCTTTTCGTACTGGCAGGGCGACGGGTGCGCTTACAGGTATCGCGAGTGCGCGCGGTGCGGGTACACAGAGCTTGAGATAGAGCCGCCGAGCAAAAAAATCGAAGACTTATGAAAAAAATTAAAAGTTGCAAAATTCACAAAAGAGGTAACACAAAATGCCACTAAAAAAGACACGCAAAGGCGCGAGCAAAAAGCAGCGTCAAAAAGACATCAGTCAAAATATCCGAACAGAAATCGCGGCAGGAAAACCTCAAAAGCAGGCAGTGGCAATAGCTTTGAGGACTGCGGGCGTTCAAAAAAAGCGTAAACGGAAGAAAAAATAAGTCGTTCGGGATTTCCGAACAGGTGATGAAATGCAAAAGAAAAAGCATACAACAGACAAAATGCAAAAACTGCCGGACAAAGAGCATGTTAGCCGCGCGGTATCTTTGCAGCTCATAAAAAAGGCGATGAAAGGTGTCCCGTGGGCAATCAAAGAAATATCAAAATATCTTAATCTTGACCCGTACGTTAACGATGAATTTGAGGCTATCACTAAACTCCCCGCGACTGAGCAGCACATAGAACTGATGAAGCTTTACGCAAAAAGGAAGATTACAGAAGAGCAGGCTTTTGTGTATAATAAGTTACTCGGCGAGGCGATGGGCGTGGAAATTTTGAGAAAAGTCAATGAACGACTTGACACTCTCGAAAAAAATCACAGAAAAAAGAGGTGAGAATATGTTGGAAGAAAAAATCAATTTCAAAGATGTGCGATTTATATTTGGCGTGCAGAAAAAACGCAAAAAAAAGGTTATTGAAGACCCGATTTTAGCAGAATGGCGATTAATGCTGAAAAACTACGATTTTTTGTATCGCACACAGAGCAATCGCAAAAAAGCAGGCAATGAAGTTTTAGAAGAAACTAATGTTTTACTCGGTATTATAGACCATCCGCATTTGACTCAATCGGCAAAAAGACGGCAGTTTGTCAGCAGATACTGCAATGTGTCGCGCTCTGTTCTTGAGCCGCCCCAGCACAAAAAGGCTTTGCGTTGGCTTTTCAAAAAGTTAGATTCCCTTGTTAATTTTTTCAGGAAAAAGCGCAGGTATTCATTTAGCGCATATTTTAAGCCGACGCGCGAGGAAAAATTGAGAGAGAAGTTGGAAGAAAAGATGTATCGCAGGCACAGAAATAGTCTATAGTTTTGATCGCACAAACGTTTTGACTTCACCAGCTTTTTTGCGGACGGTTTTACCGAGCTGCTGCTTTGTAATATAGATGTGCTGTTCTATGTGCGCGGGTTTATAAAATATGCACGTCACAGGCTTTTCTTTTTTCTGTTCTTTTTCTTTTTCTTGCGTCATAAAAAAAGCCGCGCTAAGCGGCTAAGGTGAATATGTTTGAATCAATGATATCATGACTTGTAAAAAAATCAATGTTTAGATTACCACAATCAGTTGAGACTCGATTATGTGCTTTAGAAGCTTCTGCTGCTAGAGAAAATAGGATTGATGTCGAACTGCAAGACGACTATACACTTATAATCAATCCAGATGCAGAAAATGAAGAAAATAAAAGAATATATAATCCATCGCCAACTTTCAAAAAATTCCATGCAGACAAAAATTTTGCTCGAATCATAGTAGGTTGTTATGGTTCAGGGAAAACGACTGGTTGTTTGATAGATGCAGTCATAAACACAATTTTAATGCCGCCGTGTTTAGATGGTGTTAGACGAGCGAGAGTGCTTGTCGTTCGCAACACATTCCCAGAACTCGAAAGTACAACCATCCCGACGTGGAATAACTGGTTTGCTGATATGGGAGACATAAAAAAGCGAATGAAAGCCCCCATTACATTTATTCATAATTTTAATGATAAAAATGGCGAGATAGAATTACATGTTTTGTTTCTAGCTCTTAATCGTCCGTCCGACATCCAGAAACTCAAATCTTTTGAATCGACTTTTGCGATTTTGGAAGAAGCGTCTGAACTGGATAGAGAAGTGTTTAATCATGCTAAGGCGCGTATTGGTCGATGGCCATCTGAACAAATATGCACAGAAAAATTTGATAAAAAGATTATTTTGCCTACAAATCCACCAGATGAATCTCACTGGATTTATGACATTTTTGAAGTTCAAAAGCCAGATAAGCATTCCATTTATAAACAGCCGCCCGCTTTGTTGTGGAAAGAAAATAAATTAGTTGAAAATCCTGCAGCAGAAAATATAGAAAATCTAAAAGATGGTTATGGTTATTATTTTGATGCGTCGCTTGGACAAAGTAAGGAATTTATAAAGGTATTTATAGAAGGAAAATATGGTGTATTGAGAAGTGGACAAGTAGTTTTTCCACAATACAATGATGACCTGCATTCTGTCGAAGACATAAAAATAGACAATGACTTTCCTATCGTTATGACAGCAGATTATGGCACTGTTTGTCCTGCTTTAGTGGTAGGGCAGTATGTTTATGGTCAACTTAGAATAATCAAAGAATTTTGGGGAATGTTCTTGACCATGAAAGAATTATATCAATTAGAAGCGTCGCCCTGGTTAATACAAAATGCAGAAAATTTTAAACCAGAAGATTTAATTGTTGTTGGCGATCCCGCAAAAACATATGGCGGAAATAAAGATTTGGAAGAATGCGGACTGAGAGTTATTGACGCACCAACAAATAGAATAGATAGAAGAATAAGCGCGGTTGTAACATTGCTAACAACAATTAATGCATCAGGGCAAATGTGTTTTTGCTTATCGAGGAAAGGTTGCCCAAAAGCAAGAGCTGGTTTTATGAGGGATTATAAATATGAAGAATTAAAAACAGGTCAAGGAATTGTATATAAAGACAATCCGAAAAAAGACCATCCAGTTTCTGACTTGCACGATGGGATACAGTATCACGCGTTGCGTGTGGCTGACAGAAACATCGACACTCTGCAAAAAACTGACTATAATCAGTATATGTCGCAATCTGCTTCAGTTTTATAGGGTGCAAGATGAATAAACTAAGAAAATTAAGCACAGAAAAGGAAAAAAAAATTATTGAGAAAGTTTTAAAAGCTCGTCGAGATTGGCAGACTTATTACAATGATAACAACCAAAACTATATTGATGATGTTAATTTTTTATATTCGTGCCAATTTGATGATAAGGAGTTAAATGCTTATAAAGCAGATAACCGACCTGCTTTGCAAGCCAATCTTTTGGTAAAAGTTGTTGACCAGCTTCACGGAGAATTTGCGTCAAATGTTTTTAGTCATAAAGTACGTGCGGCGACAAAATCATCACAAAATATAGTAGGCATTCAGAAAGCTATTGATATACGTGATGATTTATTATCTCATATTGAGCATATTTCAGGTGACACGCCTCGCACAATGGCTTTTGAAAATATGACAAGTGGAGGTTATGGAGTTATTAGACTTGCCGTAGAAGAAGACGAAACAGATATTTTTAGGCAAACTGTAAAAATGGTTGGTGTCCATTCTCCGCCACTTTGTTATTTTGACCCGAATGCCAGAGATGAAGAAAAATATAAGCAGGATGGAAGATATTGCGGATTACACACTCTTTTAAGCAAAGATGAATTTAAAAATCTATATCCAGACGCAAAAATCCCGTCAAAACAGCAGGATTTAGGAAATCGTACTGAATGGATAACGGATGATGGCGTGTGGGTTATAGACCACTGGCATAAAGAGCCAATAAAACAAATGGTTGCTAGAGTAATTGTTGGTAATACCACTGATGTAATCAATTTAACTGATGAAGAACAAAAGGAGTTAAACGAATCTGATATTAAAGAAACAGTAAATGGAAATATTTCAAAACCGCCGAGTTTTTTAAGAAATGGCAGAAGATTTTATGTAATCGATCAAAAGATTAATAAAAATGCGTATAAAATTCATTATTATAGAATAGCTTGCGGACAGTTATTAGAGCACACAATATGGGACAGCTCTTATTTACCATTATTTTATTTTCCATGCAAAAATAAATGGGTCTTTGATAAAGAAAAAACAATTTCTCTAATTTATTATGCAAAAGATATGCAGCGATTTCACAATTTTATAATCAATGAAATCGCTGAACGATTCAAACTGACTCGGTATGAACCCTATCTTGTTACTCGAGAAATGTTAAAAGGAAATGAACAAATGTGGCGAAATACTTCGCAGCCGAAAACCGCATTAGTTTACACGCCGCATCAGCTTGGAAACTCGATATTAGCCCCGATAAAACAGCAACCGCAGGAAATCCCGCAAAGTCTTTTTGTTCAGCAGCAGCAATCTATGGCAGCAATTCAATCGGTTATTGGCAGGTTTGACGCAAATATGGGTGCACCAAGTAATGAGTTAACTGGTGTTGCGATAGCTCAGAGGCAGTTAGGTGGCAACATTACCACAAAAATCATTTTTGAAAATTTTAGGAAAGCTTATGAGATTGTTTTAAATGGCATATTGGATTTATCACAGAATGTTATTGATGATACTAGAGATATAAATTTGCCTGATAAAAATGAAAACAGCGACTTTTTCAAAGTAAATGACCCGATGGATGAAATGACCGATTTATCGATTGGAAAATTCAATGTAAAGGTTTCTGTCGGAAATAATTATGAATTGCAAAAAATGCAAAATCTAATGTTTTTGCAGCAGTTAACAAGTTCATATCCACAATTAATACCAGTTACTATAGATTTGTTACTCGAAAATGCCGATTTACCGAATACACCGCAGCTTGTAGAACGAGTGAGAAATAGCGGCATAGTCAACCCACAGATTATTCTTCAGGAATCTAAAAATCCGAAGGAATTGGCTCTTGCTAAGCAGAATATTCAATCTCAAAATCAGCAGCAGCAAATGATGCTTCAGATGGCGCAACAGAGATTGCAAAATGAGCAGATTAAAGTTCAAAATGATACGGTTAGAGCTCATGCAGACCAAATAAATGCAATCGGTAATACGACTTCAAAATTGCAAGATTCTCAAACAGAAAGGTTAAATGTCCTAATGAAAGGGTCTATAGAAAGCGATAAATTACGAGTTGAACAAGCACGAACTGACATGGAATTGCAAAAAACGGCATTTGAGACAGCTAAACGTTCGCTAGGTGAATTGTTCGGCGGAAGACAACCACAATTTTAAACCTCGAATCTTCCTCTGTTTGTAGCAAAATTTTGTGAAAATTCTTTGGCATTTTCTACTTTCATCAATTTTGCCATTTCGTCCATAGATATTAATGAGGTATCTTTTACTTCGCCAGTATTAAAAATTTCCTCTTCATCGACATTATCGAGATTCACAATTTTGACTTCAAGATTATGGTTTTTAACCTGTCCTTTTCCTGTCCACACAATTACATAATGTTCATTGGTTTTCAAATTCCTAATAGTTTGCCCAGCATGACAGGATGATTTCTGTTTTTTTTCTTCTTCCAATACTCGTTCGGATTCGTGCAATTGAGTGACAAAATAAGAAAATTGTTCTTTTGTTAGTTTCCTTTGAATCTTCTCTAATTGTTCTTGGGTTAATGTTGGAAATTTAAAATCGATATTTACATCATTTTGAGTTGCTGGCTGTACTTTTGATGGCGGACGACCCATAAAATACCTCTTAGTATATATAAATTGTGGCTATTTTAACTAATCGAGAGAAATAATGCAAATATCTGTGCAATATATTTGTCATTGTCATTGAACGACGTTCAATGACAAATGACACCTCTGAGGTGACAAAATGACACCTCTGAGGTGACAAAATGACACGAAATTTACAGTACTCATCAGAGCAAGCGCGTGAGCTCATCTTTGACTGCTTCAAGAATGAAAAAACATAAAAAAATTTTCCTGATTGTTTCCCGTTTTCCCGACGGGAAAACGCGGGAAAAATTTCAATCTATATAGCTCTCGAATCAATATATATGCTGGAGTTAGATCGTGTGCGTAAAAATCTGTGGATAACCTGTGGATAACTCTTGACAAATAAAATTTACTGTATTAAATTTACCCAAATGGAATGTTTCACGTGGAACATTCTAGTCGGAAGTAGCCGTACTACTGTTACCAATTGAGGTAAAAATGGCAGAAGAAAACTTGGAATCTCAATCAGAAGCTAACGTAGAAGCTGAACAAAATACTACGGATGACGTTTCGGAGTCTAAAACTGAAGAAAATCCTAACGGCGAAAGTGCCGAAACAAAAGAATTAGCGAAACAAGAGGAAGAAAGCGAAGAGAAAAAGCGGCAAATAGCGGATGCAGCGTGGAAACGATTAAGAAAAGAATCAACAGCTGCGAAGCGAAAACAAAAAGAGTTAGAGGATCAACTTGCTGAATATAAATCAAAGTTAGATTCTTTTACTAAAGAAAGTTCTTATCAACCGAATTTTTCTCAGCAAAATCAACAGCAGCCTCAAAATTTTGCAGTTTTGTATGACCCAGTCACTGGTAAACAGTTACCGCTGAACATGACTTTTGAAGAATTGGAGCGACTTGGTTCTAATTCTCAAAATCAATTTCAAGGGCAGCAAAAACCAGTTGAAACAAAAAAACAAGATACATCGACATCTAACATAGAATGGAGTCAAGATACTAAAGCGCAAGCTTTGGATTCTGTTAAAAGAAATGGGATTGATGTTCAGACTACACTTGTCGAATTGTTTGACATGGGTTTGTTAGACACACATTTAACCGAAGCTGCTGCGCAAATAGCGAGTGAGTTTGGCGAAAATGGAATCGATTTTCTTTATGAAATTGGACGAACCAGAAGCGGGCAAGAAAAATTAGATGAGATTGCAAGAAAAGACAATCCAGCAAAGCGGATTGCTGCCATGACAAAACTTATGAGTGACATGGCTGCCCGAAAACAATCGAAATTACATAGCAACAGCACTAAACAGCCAACGCCTTTAAAAGAAAATGGTTCATTTGCAAAAGGCGCGTTTACTGCTGCTGAAGCCTATGAAAAGAGACGTAGAGGGGAGCCTGTAGATTATTAACAAAATAATTTAGAGGTACCTACAGATGGTTAGTACATATACCGTAGACCAAGTGGTTGCGGAGAGGGTTTTAGATAGACTTCAAGCAAGGTTTGTATTTGTTAAAGCATCAGATACTCGATATGAAGCAAATTTCAATAATGATGGCTCAGTCGATCAAGGCGAAGGCGTAAAATATCAACTTCCAAATAAAGTAAATACCGTTTCTGATGCAGGATATGCAGCTGCTAGCGGTGATATTACTGAACGAACGGCATTGATGACAATAAATATGTCAACGAATGCTAAATGGGCGCCCACCGTTCGAGAAAGACAATTCAATATTAAACATCAGAAAGAAGTGCGAATTGATGACGCAATTCATGAAGCATTGGCGTCTGATATTGAGTTAGATTCTTCTTGGCAGTTATTCAAAAATACCTATTTGTTTACAGGAACTGCTGGTGTTACACCGACTACTTTTAAGGCTTTAAGCGACTTAGATGCCTTAATGGGAGATATGGGAATTATTAATCTTGGGGAACGGTTTTTAGCTTTGAGTTATTCAACAGCTTCCTCAATAGGATTTTCTGCATTTCCAATTAATGATGTTCCATTAAGCAGAAATTTTAGTAGAAATGTGGTAATTCCTAATGGAACGACAAATTTTGATCAAGTTCTAAAAAGTTCTGCTGTTGTAAGACATGTTGCAGGCGTTGGTTTAAATTCAGCAACTCCTACTGCTGGATTAGTTGCTTGCGGTACAGTTAAAACAAACGTTGCAAATGGAGCGAATCAGTTAACATTAACTACGTTAGGCGCAACCGTATCGGATGTTTTGAGAACTGGCGATAAATTAGTTATTCCATCACTCAATTATTTAAACCCTGTATTTCGAAATTCTACAAAATATCCATTAAGTATAAGTGTTGTTGATGGAAGTAATCCAACGCCATTGCCGTGGCCAACTGCTCCACAAGAAATTCGCTATAGTTATGCAAGCGATGGAAGCGGAGATTTAGTGGTTACATTTAGCGAAGCGCTTTATTATGACCCGACAGACCCATATCGAAACATTAGCGGTCAAATTACTGCTGGTATGGCTGTATATTTAGTTACTGCTAATACTGGCGTTGGCTCAACGACAAAAATACCTTATGAGGCAAATGTTGGGTTTAATACGAGTGCGTTAATGATAGCAGCGCCTCCTCTTCCAAAAGCAGACCCTAATGATATTGTGACATTTTTGCCTCAGTTACAGTTAGGTATGACGGTTTTTCAAGACAAAGATATTACGACTTTAAAACCGACTCAGCTTTATCGCTGGAATCTGCAATGGGTGAATAAAGTAAATCCTGATAGGTCTGCTTTATTACTTGGTTAATCTAATATGAAAGCGCGGTGAATTAATTTGCCGCGCTTATAGCGGGGGTTTAAATGGCAAGAACATCCGTTATCTCTGCAATTGAAAGGGCTTATACTCTTATTGGTGTAAAAGGGTCAAATGAAGATTTACCAGCTTACAGGAAAACAGAAGGTTTAAAAACTTTAAATTTTCGTTTACAAAATTATGCCAATGATTCGGCGAAAGTTCCTTATACAAAAGAGGTAACTTTTAACACAATAGCAAACCAAGATTCCTATACAATTGGAATTGGAAAAGATGTTGACACGAAGAAACTTGTTTCGCTGGAATATGTGAAATTAAGTGAAAATTCATATCAATATTGCCTAGATGTATTGGATAAAGAATCATTTTACAATAATGATCGTAATTTAAATTCATATGGTCGTCCCTGCTTCTATTATTTCAATCAAGAATTAGACAATTCGAAAATAACATTTTTGCCAACGCCGGAAAGAATATATGAAATTCTATTGGTTGGTAAATTTGAAGTTTATCCGCTTATTATTTCAGATGATTTGGATATTATCGTTCCTGCTGGATGGGATGAATTTGTAATTTATGATTTAGCAAGAGCGCTTAGGGATATTTATCCATCAGCAGTTTGGGATGGTGGAAAAGAAAACAGATATCAAGAATTATCAAATGAAATTCAATCGGCAAGTGAATGTAATTTATATCCAATTGTAGATGGAAGATTATCCGATTCATTCGATGCGAGAGGTTATGATTATGTCAAAAAACCTTTCGTTTAATATTTTTGGCGGTTATGGAAAAGGATTGTTTCCGCAATTCGATACCCAAGAAACTGTAAATTTGTATGTGGAAACAGAAAAGGCCCAGCAAAATAAGATTGCTTATTACCCAACAGATGGTTTGGTTCTTGCGCATAGATTTAGTAAAAGCGGTCGAGGGCGAGCACTTCACCAATTTGCTGATAAATTAGTGGCTGTTTGCGGAGCTGAAATTTATCTTATTGATGAAGTTCTATCTGAAAATGATTTGGGAACAATTAACACTGATTCTGGCTTAGTTGACATATCGAGTAGCGATAAAGAAATGCTTATTGTCGATGGCGCTAATGGATGGCTTTATAACAGAGAAACAGGTGTTTTTCGATTGCAGACTCAACCAGCATTTCCAAAATTGCCGCGATCGACCGTCTTTTTTTCAGATAGATTTGTAGCAGGTTATGGTGAAACAAACGAAATTAATTATTCGGAGATTAATAATGGGCTGCTTTGGTATGGCGATGCTGAATTTAAATTGCCATTTGGGGAAAAAGTAATAGGGCTTGCTACTATTTTAGGTCAAAGCAAACTTTATGTTTTTGGAAAATATATTACTCAAATATGGTACGACGCTGGAGCTCCGCCACCACTTCCTTTTAGAAAAGAGTTGACCGACATTCCTTTTGGATGTGTTGCACCAAGAAGTCTTGCAAAAGATACAGGACTTGGATTTATTGGATGGCTTACACAGAGCAAACAAGGCGTTAATTCAGTCGCTATAACAGACGGCGGAAAGATTAATTTGGTCAGCAGTCCTGCTATAGAACGTGAATTTGAAAATTATTCAAAAGTGGATGATGCGACAGGGTTCATTTATAAAAATTCGCTCGGGCATATTTTTTATCAAATAAATTTTCCAACAGAAAATAAAAGTTGGCAATTTAGAATTAATAGCGAACTGCCGTATAGGGATAGATGGGTTCGATTGACCTATAAAGCAAATGAACGGGATTTGGCAGAAAAACACACCTATTATAATGGCAAACATTATGTCATCGATTATTCTGATAATGCTCTATATGAACGTTCAATAAATTATTATAGCGCAGATGGAATTGAAATTAATAGAAATATTACAACACCTACATTTAGATTGCCGAATAACGATAATTTTATTTGTTCTTTTCTAAAGTTAAGAATTAATGTCGGCGAATCTTTAGATGGTTTTAAGGAAACTGATGCTTTTCATGGAGATACGAAGCCGTTTATCTATCTTCGTGTATCGCATGATGGAGGATTGACGTATGGAAAAACGATTTTGGCCGATATAGGAAAAATTGGCGATTATCTAAAAGAGGTGAAATTTTATAATTTAGGATATGGAAATCAAATTACATTCAAGATTGATTATTGGAATAAAACGAAATTTGGAATTTTTGATGCATTTATTGGAATAGTTTTAGGTGACGCATGACAACGACGACTGAAAATATTCCGCCAGTGCCAAAATTAGATGAAATCTCGGGAGATAATTCTAAGGTAACTGAAAAATGGCATTCTTGGTTTAATTCGCTTCGCGATCAATCGCTTGGTAAAAATAGAGTTTCAGATATTCAGCAATTAAGTGTTTCAGACATTATATCGCCATTATCAGAAAATATACGTATAGAAAGTACGGGCGGCGCTATAACTTTAACATCGAACCCACAAATATATGCATGGTTTGATGGGAAAATTATAGATATCGAAGGGATGTCTGATACAAATACAGTGGAATTAGTAAACGGAAACGGTTTGTCGTTAACAGCCAATTTCACGTTAAAAAATAATTCGATTATTAGACTTCATTATTCGAAGTCTAAAAATCTTTGGATTGAGCATTATAGAAGAGCATAGGTGATGTTATGGGATTATTTGATGGTATCGGAAGTGTAATTGGCGGCGCATTAGGCGGTTTATTTGGCGGAGGTGGGGATGCTTCTTCTGATATAGAAGAAGCAGAACAGCAGGCAATTGCAGAACGCCGCGCAGAATTTGAAAAAGCACAGCAATTTTTAAGTCCGTTTATGGGCGCTGGACAATTTGCGATTCCCGGACTTGAGGCGTTAACTGGCGGCGATCCAGCAGCGGTAATTAATAGATTAACGCAGCAGTTCCAGACATCACCAGGGCAGCAATTTATTCAGCAGCAAGCAACACGCGCATTGCAGAATCAAGCAGAACGCGCAGGCCTTCTTGATACAGGTGCGGAACGTGCAAGTTTGGCGCAAACTGTATCAGGTCTTGCATCTCAAAATTTGAATCAATTCATAAACCAAGCGTTAGGAGTGCGTTCAAGTCAGCAGCAGGCATTAGAATCTCTTTTCGGGGGTGGTCTTGGGGCTGGTCAAGCGCTTGCTGGCGGTGCGTTACAAACAGGTGCTGGAATTGCTGGAGATTTAGGTAACATTGGCGCAGCACAAGCTGCAAGCGCTCTTGGAAGACAACGAGACATTAGCAGTTTATTTGGCGGAATAGGTGGTTTAATAGGTGGTGCTCTTGGCGGTGGCGGTTTTGGCGGTGGCGGTTTTGGCAATTTATTTGGCTCTTCTGCTTTATCTGCACCAATAGAACCAAGCGTCAGTTCTTTGGTTAATCAATTTCAGCAATTTGGCGGCGGCGGTTTATCAGGGGGATTCTTTTAATGGCAGTAGAAAACATAATATCACAAATCGGTCAATTTAGTCCCGTTCAAACAGCGATGAGTACCGCTGAAGCGCTTAGAAATGCGCAAGTGGCTAGAGCATTGCAACAAGCTCAAACTGGATTAGCTCAAACGCGTACACAATTACTTCCACAGCAGATTGAATCTCAAATTAGATTAGCCCAAATTAACGCCCAAGGTCTAGCGGAACAAAGAAAGGCAAATTTAGGATTAAATGAATTAAGAACAGAAATAATGCTTCAAAAATTGCGCCAACAAGCAAACGCGCCAACACCCGGACAAGAAGCTCTTCAAAAAGCTGATGCAAAAGCATTGGGTTCAGCACTTCCAGATATGTCTGCTGGTTCTGATATTTCAGAACGCGTACTTGCAGATTTAAATGAAATGAAAAAAAATTATGCGAATCTTGGTTATGGTGAAAAAGGAGTTTTATTTGGACATACGCCAGCCGTAACAAATGCAGCCCAAGCATTTGACCGAGCATTAAAAGATTTAGTAATAAATCTTACAGGACAAATGAAAAATATAAGGAGTACCGATTCATTAAGAAAATTAATTCTTCAATCAAAAGTGGGTCGAAATTTTGGCGAAGGAGCTTTTAATGAGGGAATAAATTCACTTTCCGCATCAGCAAAAAGAGTAATAAATAAGAGCAAATATTTTAGTGATGTTGCAGGTAAAGGAATATCAGGTTTTGGTGCTGCCAGTCGTGGTTGGAATGAGTATATTTCTCATTATCCGCTTGTTGACCCGCAAACTGGTGAAATTTTACAAAATAATGTTGGAAAAGCCGAACAATTTTCAACACCAGAGGCAATTCAAAAATTAAATAATGGGCAATACGTTTTGTCATTAGGAGAAAATCCTCAAACTATTCCATCTATTCATGGCATTCAAAAGATTGCGCCATCAATTTCAAAAACTCCATTATTGACTACTAAACAAAATCAAATAGAGCAAATGATTGAACAAACTGCTAAAAAACATGGTCTTGATGTAGATGAATACAAAAATGAATTACGAAGAAGGGGTTTAATAAAATAATGAATGAATCTATTACACAACAATCATTAAATGATGTGGCATCTCAAATGCAGCAACAACCTGCTGTATCAACCCCTCCTGTGTTGAGTGAGCAAACTTTAGAAGATGTCGCTAAATCTATGAAAGCGCAACAAGCTCCATTCTACAAACAATTTGGCGCTGGTCTTTTACGAACACCAGAAGTTATCGGACGCGCATTTGAACGTGCAGGAGCTCAAGCCAATATTCCGTTTTTATCTCTTCCATTCAAGATTGCAGAAGGACTTGCAAAAATGGGTGTTAAGCCAGCAGACCCAATACAAAAAATTACAGAGCCTTTTGTCGGTACGTTCGGAGAAGGATTAGGCGAATTTTTAGGAAGTCTTGCAATACCAGAACTTGGAATCGGGCGCCTTGCTGGAGGCGCGGCATTGGGGTTAACAGGTGCGTTAGGACAGCAGCAAGCTCCGACTCAAGCGCAAGCATTGGGTGGAATGACTTTAGGCACAGGATTGGGAGCCGCGAGCAAGGTTGTAGAACCATTTGCTGGAAAACTTGCTGCCGCTGCTGGAAAGAGCAAATTTGCTAGAGGTGTTGGAAATGTTTTTAATGAATATATGCAAAGGCTTCGTTCAGATTTGTCCCCAATAGAAGCAAATCAAGAACTTCAAAAAATAGCAAGCCAACGAGACCAAGCCAATAGTTTCATGAATAATTTATCAGGTGGTTTGCCAGAATCTGCTCAACCAGAACGTCTTAGAAGCGCCGTAACAGATTTAGATAAAAATATAAGCGCTAAGGCAGCAGAAAAATACAATGATGCTTACGATTCGGCAAGAGAAGGCGGTAATTTTGGAATGGTATTCCCCACAGCATCTAAAAACGCGAAAGAATTGCTTGAAAAAGAAACTGAATTATTAAACAGAGGAGTTCCTCAAGTAGATGTAGACAAAATTAATAATATTTTGGCTGGTTTAGTTAGGGGAGGTGAATTAAGAAACGCGCAAGGAGAAATTATTCGGGCAAAAAGGCAGACATTTGAAAGTGGAACAGAAACCATGAAGCGTTTGCGAGAGCTTGCTCAAAAATATAATTTTGAGAAAAATAGAACGGTTTCGAGCATGCTTGGTTCGCTTGCAAATAATGTAGAAGATGATTTGGGAAATGCGCTTGAAAATACAGATGCCATTTCCAAATGGAAAGAAGCAAACAATTATTGGAAAACCAATGCGTTGCCGCTTCGCACAGAAGGCATACAAAATGCTGTTAAAGGAGCTGCTGAAATCGGAAATCTTCATAAAGAATTGCTTAATTTTGATAATACCGCACTTCCTTCAGTTTTAAACCAATTAAACGAAAATGGTAAAAAAGCATTAGCTTTTCAGGCATTCAAAGATAGCGTTGAGTTTAATCCTACAACAGAAAGACGTGAAGCTAATCCATCAAAGTTATTAAATATTTTTGATAAACAATATTCTGGTCAAAATAAACCATTTATTGAATCCGCAGTTGGCGATGAAGGTTTGAACGATTTATCAAACATGCAAAAAAATCAATTAATCGGAGTAAATGATAAAATTGAAAATTTATCAAAAGGATTGTCAAAAAGCGGGAATGCTCAAAAAATAGAAAGATTATCTGCGCCAGAAAAGAATTTAATTTTATTTAATCATTTGAAGGGTGCATTAGACGGCAATAATGAATTAGATACAAAACAATTCACGCGACTTGTGGATAAAATTGATCCTAGTGTTAGAAACGCATTATTTAGTCACGATAAAAATTCAGAAAATATATTCAATTCAATCGACCAATTTTCGAGAATGGAAAATACTCGTTTAAAGACTGGTCGATTGAATGCGCCGACAGGAAGAGAATTTTTAAGAAAATTGGCAGATATAGCTCAAACAATTGGCGTTCCAACAACATTTTTCCACCCAGCATTAGGAGCAAGTTTGGGGTTATCCTCTCTTATTGCTCGAGCATTGCAAGGCCGTGTCCCTGCTGAAAGGTTAACCCCGATTGTTGCAAATATTTTACGAAGATTAAATGTCGCTGCTGGTTCGCTTCGAGGTGTTCCTATAATTGCAGGACGACCATCACGAGAAAGAGGTTAAAATGACTATAGAAACACAATACAATTTATCACCTAATCCAGTATGGTATTTTTCAGATAGTGAAGGAAATCCGCTTGCTAATGGTAAAGTATTTTGTTTTAAGGCAACTGAACATTCTACAGAAAAAGCTGTCTATAAAGACAGAGAAGGAACAACTGTTTGGGTTCAACCAATAATTCTTGATTCAGGCGGTCATCCTGTAGACCCAACCAGCGGAGTTATTCAACCTATTTATTGGGCAAGTGATGAAAATTATTATCTTGTTGTTAAAAAAGAGGATGATTCACCATATTACGATGAAGATAATTTCAATGCTCCTGTCAATTTTTTGATACAACAAGAAATTAAGCCAACTTTCGAGGAAACCGATAGAAATCATATTTTAAATTCTCAATTTCGGTTTTTTGACAATAAAAAATTAGAGGGTGCAAGCAGCGATTTACCTCCAAATGAGGATGTGGTTATAGCTGATGAAGGATGGACATTTAGAAGAAACAATGAAGAAGGAAACATTATTATTGAATTTAAGCAATTCAGCATGGGACAAAGCGATGTTGATAATACGCCTACCTATTACATGAATGTATATGAAACTTCTTCTGGTGCAGGTGGTCAAACAGAGTTAGACGTTCAATATGCGCTAGGAAATACGCAAGATTTTTCTGAGCAAACGATGTCTTTGGGTTTGTCTATTATTTCAAATACAAGTTCTTTAATTACTGTTTTAGTTAAGCAAAACTTTGGGACAGGCGGCTCTCCAAGTTCAGAAGTTGTTACAGGTGTTGGTACAATCAGCGCAGATGGTACTTTTTCTGAAAAATCAATTAATTTCGAAATTCCTTCAGTATCTGGTAAAAGCAAGGGCACAGATAACAACGATAAAACTAGTCTGATTTTCAGAATGCCGTTAAATGAAGCATTCAATATTGGTTTTACTAATTTTCAGCTTAATTTAGGAGAAATTCTTAGAAATTTTGATAAAAAATCGTTTTATCAAGACAGACTAGAAAGAAATGCTTATGAATCTGAAGTGGCGAGTGTTGAAAATGCTTATTATACAGAAATTTCAATAGGAAATAAAAAAGCGTTTTATAATGACACTGGTTTTGTAAAAAAAATGCTTCGAAAAAATATTCCCGACGGTTATCTTCCTCTTGATGGAACGACTTATGTGACTACAGATAAAGTGGATGCAAAATATAATTCATATGATGTTCCAATTACCTATGAGCGTCTTTATAACCAATGGGAAACAGAATTTGGAAACGGAAATATTTTTGGATATGGTGATGATGGATTTTTCCCGCTGATATATACTAATAACATCATTATCACAAATGAGAAAAAGGAAACAGCAATTACTGCTTGGGCTGATAATAATACTGGTTTTTCTTTTTCAACGGAAAGAGTTGGTGGCGATAAAGGATTTTCTGAGTTTGCAATTACAGTAGATGATTCAATAAACAAATTAGAACAAGCTACTGAACCAAAAATGACATTGTCTGTTGTAAATACTTCACCCGGAACTGTTTCGGCTGCCACAAGCGGAAACTTGAAACCAGAATCTGTTGTGGTTGAAACAATAATTCCACCTAGTCCGACGCAGCCACAAGAATTATTTATTTATTTTAATCAGATTTCGGCAATTGAACCCGGTCATTATTTTTTAATAAGTAGCACAACAACTGATTATTATGTTTGGTTTGGTATTTCTGAAGTTGGGAATGATCCTGCTATCGGTGGAAGAACAGGAATACAAATAAAAATAACTTACAATGAATCAAATGTATCAATTATGAGAAAAATTAAATCGGCGCTTGAAGCAACAGGTGGCTTCTCTTGCGATTTTCTTTATCGTTTGATTTTTAGAAACAAAAATGATGGCGCTGTTACAGCACCAGACCCAGCTAATTCTCTTGGTAGATTTGTGAGAACCCATGTTGGTTCGCCGTCTGTACAAGCTTATTATTCGTACGTTTCGCCAAGAGCAAGTTATTCTAGTGGAACTATAGCAGGATATCATTTTTTAATATCATCAACTATTGGAAATTATTATGTTTGGTTTAGGGTAGATGGGTTAGGTACCGATCCTGCAATAGGTGGGCGTACTGGAATTGTTGTAGATTTAAATGCGTCTGATAATCAATTAGCCGTTCTATGGAAGATAAAAAATGCCTTAGAAGGAAAACAGGCGAATAAAATTGTTTGCAATGCGGCGTCAACACTCAGTGGCAGCGAATATTTTCTTGCTAATAATTCATCTATAAATTTTTATGTATGGTATACTGTAGATAGTGTTGGAACAGACCCACAAATACCATTGAAAACTGGAATAAAGATAGAATTATTAAGCACAGATAGCGCAAACGATGTTGCAACAAAAACCGCTAAAGCGATTTCAAAATATTATTATAAGGTTCCTGATTATAGAGGATATTTTTTGAGAGCACAGGCTGTTAATTCTGATGTCGATGAAGGATTTGATATAAGAAACCCAACAGAAAGCGGAATTGGCGGAAATGAGATAGGGACAAGCCAAATAGATACAAATAAAGCACATCATCATTTATTGCCAAGTGCGCTCTGGGGTAGTCAAAGTACAGATGGATTATCTACTTCTAGTTCAATAGCTGGAAGAAGTATTGGCTGGTACCAATATTATGAGTTATCCATTTCACAAGTTCCTTTTGTTTCGGGAGAAGGCGGCGAAGCAAGACCAAGAAATAAAAGTTTATTATATTGTGTTAAATTTTGAGGTGAGAAATGACGGCTTATAAAATAGACCCAAAGACGGCAAATGGTGATATAGGAATTTTTATTACAAAAACAGGCGCTATTACTCCTAGCGATACTGTTCCAATAGGACATCTTTGCACGTTAATTAAATGCAAAACAGTCGCAGGAGATATAGCTGTCAAAAATTCAATAACTGGTGAAATTAATATATGGCCAATAGAAGCAGGTGAAACAGTAGCTATTATATACGATCAAGTTATGGCGACTAACACAACGGCTACTGGATTATATTGGGCTGTAACTGGAAATTATATCGACAATGATTATCATTAAAGGTTAAAGATGAAACAAACTTATCAAGCAGCCAAAAAATTTTGGTTTATGATAATGAATTCGACAAAAGACATTATTTTGGATGTTATTGAGCGAATTACAGCAGATGGCTTTTATCGTATTACCGCTGAAGACGACCAGCGTATTACTGCGGATTCGGAGTATTAATTATGACAAAGAAAAAAATTAATGATTTGGCATTGGCGGCTTCTTTAACGGCAAATATGCAGTTAGAAACCGATATTAGCGGCGCAACTGCTAACAAGATAAACATGCAGCAGATTTTTGATGAAATCGATGGGCGTGTTCCTAACGCATCCGTAGATGTCTTTACTACAACAGTAGGACAAACGGTATTTACATTAAGCAGCACACCAGCAAGTGTTGCAGGCGTTTCATTTTATCATGCAGGACAATTGCGCCCACCGACAGATTATACCGTAGTTGGAACAACGGTAACTTGGCTTGATCTCCCATATACTTTTGTCGCTGGAGAAGAAATAATAATAAAATATAACGATGTAACAGGTTGCGCTCCGCCAGTTACTTCAGTATTTGGACGTATAGGAAATATTGTCGCTGCTGTAAGCGATTATGATGCCTCGCAGGTTGATAATGATAGCGGAGTTACTGGCGCAACCGTAAAAGACGCTTTGGATACATTAGATAGTCAGTCGGGGGTAACTTCTGTCTTTGGAAGAAGCGGAGCGGTGACGGCACAATTAAACGATTATGACGCTTCAGAAGTTAATAACGATAGCGGAGTAGCAGGGACTACGGTCGCAGCCGCGCTCAATACATTAAATGCTGCAATCAGTGTAACAAAAACAATTGTGATTTATGCAGATTCAGGGAATGCAAACTACTCAAACAGACGTCCTAGAGACGTAGCAGGTGCTGGGACTTACAGATATAATTATTTTATTCCATATGATTTTAATACACTTACCGCTGCCTATATTGTTTTATATCCAACAAGCGGTGCTGCTGGCAGTGGAAAAGATATTGATTTGCATGAGGAACATACTAATTCAGTGGGTCAGTCAAATGTACAATATACTTCCTCAGATACTACCACAGTATATAACTTGGGTACTGTAGATACTAGATATCATTTGGACGTCAGTCCGCTTCTCGTTAATCTTGCTGCTGGAACTGATGGCGGCATATTGGTTGATACAAATGCAATCGGCGGAACTATACATACTATGTGCATGGTAATTACTTACACTTAATGGTGATAAAATGACAGATTATATTTATGAACGCGGAAATATTGAAAATCCGAACAGTAAAGACGGTGAAGAAAACCATATTTATTTAGCAAAGCAAATAGAGGAAGCTTTGCCCGGCAAGAATTTTAAAGTATTTTGCGATCCCGTAAATTGTAAAGTCGTAATGGAAACTGAATTAAGCGGCGAAGAAAAAACCACCTTAGATAATACAATCGCATACCATAAAAGTTTATAAGAGGTGAAAAATGACTGTTTACAACTATAAACAAGAAAAAGAAAATCAAGATGTTGATATTATTTCTATGGAAAAGAAAATAAAAACAGCTATTACAATGCGAAAATTTAATCTTTATCCTGCACGACCAGAATTTTATGTGGCAGTTGATAAAACACTGGAAGAACAGCAAAAAGAAATACTCGATAAAATTGTTCTGCCATATTTAGTTTAGAGGTAATAAAATGGGATTTATTAGACACAAGCAAACATTTAATCTTGCAAAATCTTATGATGCGGTTCAGACATATTTCCTTGCAAAATATGGTTCAGACAGCAATAGCGGATTATCAGAACACAAACCGTTTGTAACAGCAGCTAAAGCTTTAGATGTTGCCAATGCAGCAGCAAGCGTAAGCACTCCTGTTACTATTTTATGTTTAGACAATGGAACATACAGCATCCAGTCAAAATCAATAAACGATTATGTTGTTTTTTATGCGCCAAATGCAAAATTAATCGGCAATTTTATTGATATCGAAGGAAAATCAAAAATAATATGCGCTGAACAAGGAGAAGGATTTTTTGACTTTGTTGGGGCAACAGCTTCAGATATTGCATACTATACTGCAAGATATGTAAATGGCAAATTTTCACCAATAAATACTCTGCGTATTCTTAGTGCCGCATCGGCTAATATTTCAATCGGAACACTAGAAATGGAAGTCGCCACAGGGACACCATATGGCGTGCTCGTTGATAATGCAAGCTCAATTAAAAATATAATTAAGATTGATACTTTATTGCTTGGAGCTAACAATGTAGGCGGAATAAATGTTGATCAAGGACACGCAACCATTATCGTCGGACAAACTTTAAAAACTGGCTCATTTACTGGGACAACAGGAATAAAAGTTGCAGCAGGCGCGACGGCAGACATAATCATTCATGGTAAAAACGAGGCAGATACACCAATTAATGTAAACGATCATAATCACAATATTATTTCCACAGAACATGGAATTTTAATTCGCGGCAAAAGACCTCTTATTAGCGCAAAAGGCTACGCCAGCACGCAAGCAGCGCGTATTGAAACTTCGTTTGCCGAAGGAAGTCCATCATCGCCAACAACAATTTTGCCGACCGCTGATTTAGGTGCTCATATCGCTTATGGTGAAAGGCAAGACGGTTCGCTTTCAGGACAATACCCATACGTAGAACTATTACCTACTACACAAGCAGGTGATATTGAAGACGGGAAATATGTAATTACCGTAAATGATGTTCAGTCCGGCGGCTCAGTGATCAACCATACTGCTTTCAGTTATGCCGCAAAAACAGGCGGCGGAACTGGAGAATACGGAGTTCCATTTGCTGTTGCAGGATTTTCATTACCGACGGCAGACGGCGTACTTGGCCAGCTATTACAAACTAACGGGAGCAAAGTATTAGGATTTGTTCCAAAACCAGTTTCTATACAATTCGGAATAGAAAATTTAATATCGTCCGCTCCAGTAATTCCACGCGATAATACTCCGCCTCTTATTTCAGAAGGAACGTTGATTAGTGACGGCGCTCCAACTCCTGTTACTTTTACAATCCCATTTACACTAAGCAGTTTGTCTAAAATGCTAAAAATTAGTTTATCTGTCGTTGTATGGGTAGATGCCGACGTGGCTGTAACTGTCGCTGTTTTTGAAAGCTTTGGCTCAAGCTGTATCGGCAAACGGTCGAAAAAAATTAAAGGCACTGATTCTACTAATAATTTAAAGTCGATTGAGTGGACTTTTTTCTATCAACCACCAACGACGCCATCAAGAACTTATACAGCCCGCATAGGCCCGGATGCAACATGCAATCTAAGATTAAATGGCGATGGAAGCGATACGAGCTTATTTATTAATTATTCAAGTTTTACTATAGAAGAAGTCCCTGCTTAAAGCACAAGACACATAGATGAACTTACAGTTCTGTTTTCCTGCTTTGAATCTTTGAAAAATGTTGCAGCAACTTTGCAATTAGATGGATTTTTGTCAATGCACCTAAAACATTCATCTTGATCATCAGAATCTTTAATAAAAGTTTTTCCATAATTTGATGTAATTTTTTTATATAATCCTTTCCCTTTTGCAGCAAGTTGAAAACGCAAAATTCCATATTTATTTCTTTGTGTTGGAGCAGTTTCATATCCACATATAACAGAAGATTCTTCTTTTGCAGGAGTGATTATTTCTTCATCAAGCCCATTTAATATTTTCATTCGCGGTAGATAAAAACTGCAAATTTTCATATTAGTTGGGCAGCATTTAGTGGATGGTTCAAATTTGTAAAAAGAATTATGCGCAAGATAATAATCAATTTCATTTGATATAATAGGCGCGCTATTTGCAAAAACATCCTGCATTTTCCAAGTAACGCCCTCTATAACGGCAGAATTATTTTCTCGTAATAATCCTTTCTCTGTAAAATAAAAACCCGATATTGACTTAGTGCAATCATATTCATTTGGTGTTGGGCAAATAAATTCCTTAGTATATTCATCATTAGCATAAACGGATTTTATTGATAGAATGGCAATTGCTGCTTTTACAATTGTCTTAAGAATTTGCTTAATATTCATTATAGGATGCCTCTTTTTATATTATATTAATTATTATGTTATAATGTCGGCATTGCACCAACGAGATGATTATAATGCTTTTTAAACGAAAGTCAAAATTTTCCGATAAACAGTTCGTCAGATTAAAAAAAAGAATTATGGCTGAAGAAAGCCTAAAGTTATTTGCTTACAAAGACGATCAATATAAAAAGGGTCGTATAAGCATTGGCTATGGGACAAAAGCAAAAAAAATGGACGATCGTATCTCTCCATTAGAGGCAGAGCGAGAACTTGAAAAGGTTTTAAAACAAACAATAAAAGAATATGGTTGGCTCGAGGAAAAATGCCCGTTTGAGATTAACGAAGTTCGCCGCGAAGCATTGTGCGATATGATTTTTAATCTTGGACTTCCAACATTTAAAGAATTCAAAAAAACTATAAAATTAATTATTAACGATAATCCAAACGATTGGCATTTTGTTGCTGCGGAAATGCGCGACTCCAAATGGTTTGATCAAGTTAGAAAACGAGCGCAGCGTATTTTATACGAAATCGATACAGGGGAGTTTAAAGGTGAATGAAATCACTATATCAGAACTAATCAAAATCGTGCAGCCCGGTGATGTTTTAATGACATCTGGCACAACACTCCTAAGCCGCCTAATTCGTTGGTCACAGCAGCTCGCTGGCGATCCAGCGAAATATACTCATATTGCCTTATTCGGATTGAAAGATACTATTAACAACGGTTATATTTACGAAGCCTACAAAGATTTAAACCTACATGAACTGAAACAGTATATTGGATATGACGTCTGTGTGATAAGAAATGTTGACATGAATTTGCTGAAATTCAAAACGAGGCTTTTTGAAATAGAAAATAATTTAGGTCAAATATATCCTTATCATCGTCTTTTTTTCCACTTAATAGATGGCTGCGCAAATTGGATTCTGCGAAATTTAAACTTAAAATCAAGAGCAAAAATAGCCAAAATGATTAATTTTGATCGCCCTGTATGTTCAGAGTGGGTTGCTCAAATTTTCAATGAAGATTTTGAAAAATGGGCTGGTGTCGTTCCAGATGACTTTGACGACAAGCGTTTACAGAATCATAATCGCTGGAAAACAATTTTTGAGGGAAAATTAATTGATGAAATCAAAATACCGCTACAAGAGAGCACGAACAATATTCAACATAAATGTGTGGATAGAGAATTTCAAACCTGTTTTTGAAAAAGTTGACAGAAGGGGTGTATTTAACAAGACTGTAAACGGCGACACAGGAATGGTTCGCAGAAAAAATGATGACAAGAGAAATAATAATGAGAACGAAGAAGATAATTTTTTATCACCCCCAAAAAGATTTAAAAAATGGGTAATGGGTCTGATTGCAACAATTATAACAGCAGTTGCTGGAATCGCTTGGGAATATTGGCGTTTGAGAAAATGAGGTATTTATGGAATTATTAATATTAGCGGTTGTTATGGCGACAGTCATGCTGATTCAAAAAAGAAAATAACCAGCGAATTGCTTAGAAAAACATTATTGACAAAATAAAATCCGATATTATAATGCCATTATATTCATAAGAAGGGCAAATGACATGAAGTCAAGAATTGAATTTTTATTATATACATATAATAAACCTACCTTTCCAGTTTCTGAAGGTTGGAAACTAAAATACTATTTTTCGCTTCCCTTTCCGCCTACCACAGGAAACAATCAATATTATACCAATCTTCGTCTAAATAATTTTAATGGTTCAAATTTCGCATACAAAAATAAGTCTGTTGCTATTGGTTACAAAAACTGCCCTAATTATTCAAGGAAAAAACAAAAACCATACAAAGCAATTCATGTATTGAAAGACTGCATAAGAGATTATCGTCAATATGCAAAATATTATTTGGCGAATCTTGTCAGTAAACGCGGAACGATAAGCAAAACCGCTGGCGCATGCATTCTTATTGTCATGCCAGATAGGCGAAGGCGTGACATGGAAAATTTGTTAAAAGTCGTAAACGATGCGCTTCAGTACGCCAAAATAGTTGAAGATGATAAGTTATTTAGACGATCGAAAATAATCATAGCAGACGAACCCGATAAAATTGACCCAAACATTTCGTTTTTAATCTTTGAAAGAGTTGAACGATGAAAACATTTGAAGAAACAGAGGAAATCCTAACTAAGATTCTTGGGTATGAGCCAAAAATTGTTGGTAAAAGATTTGAATTATTCGGCGCAAACCTACGCGGCGCAAACCTACGCAACGCAAACCTACGCGGCGCAAACATAAGCGGAACAAAACTCGACAAAAAACATTTTAAAGAAGCAATCGGACTCCCAATTATCAATGACGAGGTGAAAAAATGAAAACGTTTGAAGAGACGCAAGAAATCTTAACCAAAATATTAGGGCATGAGCCTAGGATTGTAGATGGAGAGTTTTGCCTAAGCGAGTCAGACCTACGCGGTGCAAACCTAAGCGGCGCAAACCTAAGCTACGCAGACCTACGTGGTGCATACCTACGCGGTGCAGACATACGAGGCGCAGACTTACGCGGTGCAAACCTAAGCGGCGCAAACCTAAGCGGCGCAAACCTACACGGCGCAGACCTAAGCTACACAGGCCTACGCGGTGCATGCCTAGTCGGTGCAGACCTACGAGGCGCAGACCTAAGCTACGCAGGCCTACGAAGCGCAGACCTACGCGACGCAAACCTACGCGGAGCAAACCTACGCGGTGCAGACCTACTCGGCGCAAACCTAAGCCACGCAAACCTACGCAACGCAGACCTACGCGGTGCAGAACTACGCGAAGCAGACCTAAGCAACGCAGACCTACGCGGTGCAAACCTAAGCGACGCAGACCTAACCTACGCAGACCTACGAAGCGCAGACCTACGCGACGCAAACCTAGGCGGCGCATACCTAAGCGGCATAGACCTAAGCCGAGCAGACCTACGCAATGCAAACCTAAGAGGCGCAGACCTAAGCAGAACAAAACTCGACAAAAAGCATTTT